GATTGCCGCTGATGCGTCGATCTTGGCGTTGGTGATTACGCCGTCTGCGATGGTGTCTGCCGTGACTGAGTTCTGCGCTGGCGTGATTGTCGTACCGACATCATTGATCCCGATGACTTCGAGTTTGTCGGTCGAGACAAGCGCGGAAGTCAGCGTCAGGGTTGTGCCGCTTACGCTATAGGCATCTTCGTGCTGTTTAACGCCGTTGATCGTGACGATAAGGCTCTGCTCGTTGGGAGCCGTCCATGTCAGCGTGTGGGTTGCACTGGTCGAGCCAGTGACGTTGAGACGCCTTATGTTTGAGGACTTATTGGTTACGACGCCTTTGTAGCCCATCTTAGGTCTGCTCCAGTACGCTCAGTGCTACGTCGAGGGACGAGGCGGTGTCCGATTCGACCTTGATGATGTCGCCTGCTTCGAGCACAACCTTGCCTTCGATGAGTTCAAAGGATGAGCCAGTCGGGATCGGGAGTTCTTTGATGAGGTACACGTCGTCTGCGTTCTCGCCAGTGGTTGAGGCGGTGACGATCTGTACATTGGCTTTGATCTGGCTTGCGGTGATGTTCGCCAGAACTGCGCCGATCATTACCGTTGTCGTTGCGGCGGGTACGGTGTAGACGGTCGTGAGTGTGGTTCCGACAGCGGTGTCGGTCTTGAGTTTGAAAGTGTTTGCCATAGATTTAGCCCAGTGCGATGGCCATCACGACTGGGTCGCCAAGGGCCGTAATTTGCGTATTGATTTTCGATGCAGACCACAAATCTGTCGTCCCAGTAGCGGCGTCGTCGATCTCTCTGTGCTTGGTGGTGTTGGTGATGTGGGTCTGGATTGCGGCGTCTGCGGGTTCGTAAGTTCCGGTGTGGTTGTGGCTTGCAGTGGCGTAGACGCCAGAGTGGTTGTGATCGCCTGCGGCGACCTCGGTGGATGTAGTTCCTACGTCTTTCGTTGCGGCGTTGCCCAAGCCAGAGATGTCAGTGTTGGCTAGGGACGCGGGAACGTAGACGCTGGAGGATGAGTTGTACTTGAGGACTTGACCGTTTGTGGGGGCCGTACCGGATACGTCTCCCATGTCGGTGGTGTCAAATGAAGCGAAGCCAGCGGAGGTGACGAAGGAAGTGCCGTTGTAGACCTTCATTGCGTCGTTGGTGGTGTCGTACCAGAGATCGCCGGAGTCGAGGGATGTCGTGGGGGCGCTGGCTTGGACGCGGTATTTTTCAGCGAATGAGTTGACGCCGGTTATGTTTGAGGCCGTGGTGTTGACGTTCGAGATGTCGTTTGCGACGGTCGCCATGTTGGTTACGTTTGCGCTGGTGGCAAGCGTATTCATGTCGGAGACGATGTCTGCGGTCGCGAGGGTGTTCATGTCCGAGACAACGTCCGCAGTTGCCAGCGTGTTCATGTCGGCTACTACGTCTGCTGTGGCTAGAGTGTTCATGTCTGCCACTACGTCAGCGGTTCCGAGGGTGTTCATGTCTGCGACGATATCAGGGGTCGCGAGAGTGTTCATGTCGGCTACTACATCGGCAGTCGCCAGAGTGTTCATATCGGAGACCACGTCGGCGGTGCCGAGCGTGTTCATGTCTGCGACAACGTCAGTCGTGGCGAGGATGGCCATGTCGGCTACTACGTCGGCAGTGCCGAGGATGGCCATGTCTGCGACGGCGTCGGCAGTGCCAAGGCGTCCGATTTCTGTGGCTTTGCCCGCGACGGTGGTGATGTCGGTGATGTTCGAGGCGACGGTGCCGACGTCGGCTTGGGTTGCCCAGTATTTAGAGGAGTAGGATGTGCCGGTTACGGGGCCAGATGTTTTTTCGGCCCAGTCTTGGGCGGTGGAGGCGCTGGACGCGGCGTTGGTGGCTGACGTGGCCGCGTTGGTGGCTGATGTGGCGGCGTTGGTTGCGGAGGTTGAGGCGTTGGATTCTGCGGTGGACAGGGCGGTGCCATCGAGAATCGTGGTGAACTTGGTTGTGTCTGGCGCGGCAGTTGAGGAGGTATGGGCCGTGTCGCAGATGTAGGTGCCGTTGTTGTAGGTGACAACGTCCAGTTGTTCGTACGCGGTGGAGTTGGCGTGCGCTCCGCGTTGACGGAAGATGTAGCCGTCGTCTACGCCAGTCCAAGAAGCCGCCGGATCGGAGAAGGTTCCCATCCGGTTCTGGAGTTGGCGCGTCGTAGAGTTGACTCTGAGTTGGAATGAGTCTGAGTCGACCAAGCCAGTGGAGGTGTCCCACAGGTCTCCGAGCATATCGTAGAGATTGCGGTTGTTGAATTCACAGGCTTCGAGATAGGTGTCGAGAACGTGTGTTCCGGTCTTGGATGAGGTGAACGAGATTTGCTCACTGATTGGGCGTGTGATTGCCATTACTCAACGGCTCCTTTGTTGTCGTACCAGCCTTTCGATTTCATGAATTTGATGACGTGCTTCTTGGTGAGGACGAGTTCGTCGTCTGTCGGGTTGGCTTGGGAGATGGCTTCGACAGCGCGCGATAAGGTTTTGACCTCGGCGGAGAGATTTCCGAGGCGTACGTTTAGGTCGGTTACGGTGTCAGCAACATCTTCCGGTGGGGCTGTGGCCTTTATGGCTTCAGCCAGATGGGTTTGGACTTCGCTGGCGATGGACTGGCGGATTTGGGCGAGGAAGTTTTCGAGGCCGTCTATTCGCGAAGTTAATTGGGTGATGATTGGGTCTAACATTAGGCGGCCCTCATGGGTCGAAGGTTTCCTGAGTCCACTTGCTGTTGGACTTGTTCATTGGGTTGGACGGATGCGCCGCGCATTTTTTCCATGATTGCGAGTTCTTGGCTTGGTGACATGCCCTGTTCGCGCTGTTCTGCGGAGATGCGGAACTGGTCTAGGTCGGAGATGCCCATCGCACGGATGGCTTCTTCAGCGATCTTGCCCGCGTTGTATTCCATGTTGAGTCCGGTCTGGTGCATGATCTGGAGCATGGACATCCATGTTTCAGCGTTGCGGGTGGGTTCGAGGGGCAGGGTGCCGTCTACCACGAGGTAGTCCACGTCGCCTTGTAGGTCGGCGTTAGATTGGAAATCGATGTAGTCGTCTTCGACCATGTTCGAGAGTTGGTTCGGCATGTCGAAGGGGTCGACCTTGATCGAGCCTTGGAAGGGCAGGGCGTCTTGGATGTTGGCGACCATCATGCGCACCATTGGGCGCATCGTGGTTGCGGACATGACGCGGGACATAACGCCGAGGCGCTGAGAGCCAAGTTGGGTGAGGCGTTGGATTTCCGTTGCGGTGCGTACGTCTGGCGTGGGTACGCCTTGCTGGGCGTCTGATGCGGCGGCAGTACGGTTCTTGAGTTCCGACATTGCGCCGATGTCGTTCCAGTGGCCGGAGGTTACGTCCGGTACTTGGGCGATGAAGACGCCGTCTCCGGGGTTGGTTCCGGGCATGGTTCGGACGATGCCCCACGGGTTACGGTCGATCAGGTCGGGAATCGATACTTGGGTCGGGTCAGCAAAGATAAGGTTGTTGAGTGCGGCTTGGACGTTATCGATGCGGGAGCGAAGAAGCCAAGTGGCTACGTCGTGGAGCGGGAGTAGCAGGTCGTACAGGGATTGGCCGTAGGTCTTATGGCTGTCGTGGTAGATGCCGCCCATGACTACGGGGAACTGCTGGCCGTAAGGGTTGAGTTGGCATCGAATGATGTACTGCTCGTCTAGGACGGTTAGGAGGAGCCAAATGTTTTCGACGTTCGGCATACCGACTTCGTAGCCCGCGAGGTTGACCCACAGTTCGTCTACTACGTTGGCGTTGGATAGTTTGACGGAGTTGTGTCTCTCGTTGGCTAGGCTTGGGTCAATGTTCCAGCCACGGCCTTCTTCTGTGTTGTACTGGTGGCAGAGCCAGCCAAGACGGGTTACGTCGAGGCGGTTGCGCATGGCCGGGAAGCGTTTGAGTTTGGGGTAGAGGCCGGAGCGCAGGAGGTTGTTGTAGGTGACGAAGTCGGTGAAGCCAATGAAGCCCATTGATTCCCAGTCGCCCCATGAGACGCGGGGGTCAGGGAACGTGCGGCGCGGATCGAAGTTGATGATGTTGTTATGGTTTGATTTCGCGTCCCATACGATTTTGGTTGGGGCGAAGCCATAACGGATGGCGTCAGACATCATTTGGGCGATGCGGGCTTCTCCAGCGGTGCGTCGCATGTGCTGGTGGAGGACGCGTTCGAGAATCATGGAGACTTTGCGGGATTCGCGATTGAGTCCTTCGAGTTGGAACATGGGGTTCCGGCCAGCGAGTGCGGCCATCAGGTAGGTCTGGACTGTGTCCGCAATAGCGCGGGTATCGGTGATGACGGCTTTTTCGCGGAACTGGGTGGCGGACTCAGGAACGTAAACGTCGTGAGCGCGGTCGGCTTCTTTCCAGTGCGGATAGCGTTTGGATATGCGCGAGTGCGACATATCGAGGCAAGCGCGTACGAAGGAGACAAGTTTGTCTTCCTCCTCGTCGGAAAGGAGGGGAGCAATATCTTGCAGTTCTTCGAGGGCGCGCGCGTGGGAGGACAGATCGACTATGGTGTGATCTTCTGTCCCGCGTAAATCACGGTAGTCAGACATAAAAAGGATTCTCTTTGGTCAGGGGGTTCTTGTCGTCCCGTTACAAGCCCCAGCCACGCCAACTGGCTAGGTTTGCGAGGGTGTTGAATGAGTCTTTGTATTTGCTGTAGTGGTTGTTCAGGGAGTCGTTTACGTTGACTGCTACTTCAAATGAGGAGCCGACGTGCATCTTGGAGATGGCGTCTAGGAGTATGGATAGGGAGTCCACGTCATCATCGTGCGCGGAGGAGGGGAATGAGACCGTGGCGTCAATGAAATCGTCTACCCAGTGCGCGCCTTCTGGAAGCCAGACGCGGCCACCTTCGATGATGGGTGTGACGGTATGGGCGCGTGCGACCTTATCGGTGTTGACCTTATAAGGGATGACGGAGATGCCGGACTCATTCTTGAGTTCTTGGATCAGGGATTGGCCGGAGGCTTTGTCCTCGATGTAGAAGCCGCGCAGTCCTTTGCCCCGGTACTTGGTGTTGAGGAGGATGGCCTTCTGTTTGAGTTCGGGGAAGTCGTACCGGCCTTTGATTCGGTCAATGATGTAGATGTCGCCGTCTGTGGCTAGGCCACCGACGAGAAAGACGGAGTAGTCTGCGGTCTCGGTCTTTTTGAAGGCGGTGTCAGCGGAGATGATCAGGGCTTGGAAGTTGGTGGGATTGATGAGTTCGGTGTCGTAGAACTTCCACCAGTCCGCTTTGAATATGTTGCCGCCCTCGATGTAGGGGGATTGCTGGTATAGGGCGGCGAACTCGCGCGGGTTGAGGCGTTCGATTCGGTCGAGGGCGTCTAAGGGGAATCGCTCTGGCCAAAGTGCTCTGGTTTCGGTTTCGGTGTAATGGCGCTTGGATGGGGCGACTTTGCTGAGTTGGCCCTTGGGTATGTAACGGGGGTCGTCTGGCGGTAGGCCCGCGACGGACTTTTTGGTGCCGTTGGCGATCTCGCGCTTGGCTGGGAAGTTTATGTGGAGCCAGCGGTTTTCTTGCCAGTCTTCGGTAAGTTGTATGCGTCCGCCGGGATCGTCAGGGTGCCAGCGGGTAAGGATCATGATCTGGATGGGGTGTTCACCGTTGGCTTCGGGCTGGAGACGAGTGATGAGCGCGGAGATGTAGTAGTTCCATGCGTTGTTGCGGGTAGTCATGGACTCCGCTTCTTGGCGGTTCTTGATCGGGTCATCGACGATCAGGAGGTTGGCGGGTCGGCCAGAGGTTGTGCCGCCCATGCCTATGCCGAAGTAAGCACCGCCGTTTGTGGTGCGCCATACGTCTGCCGCGCGGGATGTCTCGTCGAAGGTGAAAGCGGGGAAGACTTGGGTGAATAAGGGTTCGTTGGCTACGCCCCGTACAGCACGGCCAAAGTCAGTGGCCAGTGAGGAGTTGTAGGAGGTGGACATGGTGTAGCGCGAGGGGTTGCGCCCCATGTAATAGGCCGGGAAGAACTGGGTGGCGTACGTGGACTTGGCGTGGCGAGGCGGCATGTTGATGAGCAGGTTGTAGACCGGATCGCCTTTGAAGTTGCTTTGAGCGAGTTTTTTGTCCTTGGTTGTTTCTCCTGTGAAGCCAGATGTGAGTTTTCGCTTTTCGAGAAGGTCGAGAGCGTACATCAGGGTGTACTGGAAGTCGGGAATGTCCCAGTCCGGGTGCAGGGCTTCGACGAAGCCAACGAAGGATTCTTCGGCCTTACGTATCTGGAGCAGGTACTTGGCCGCGTCTTTCTGACTTAGGTTCATGAAACGTCCTTGACGGGTACGGAGTCGATCTTGGGGGATGGGCCTTCGTAGTCGCGCAGGGTTTGTAGGCGGGTTGCGGCTAGGTCAGCGGCTTTCTCGCGGTCGTGGATCGTGTCGATCATGGTGTTCATTAAGTGCTCGTAGATGGCCTTCTTGCGCTTGATGGGGTCTTCAATCTCGCTGAATCGCTTCTGTTTCATGGATTCGGCCAAGTCTTTGAGTGTCATGGTGCTGGAGAAGTTCTCTGATTTGATGATTGTCATGTCTGATTCCTAATACACGTTATGAAAAATGCCGCTACTGCTCGCGCAGAGGGGTACGGTGACGGAGGCCATCGTGAAACCGGGATGGCGGGTATACCCCCCCCGCCCCGCGACGCGCGCGTTTCGCGTACGACGCGTCACGAGCGTGCGCGCGGATTTCCCCGAAGGGGAAATTTCTATTGGGCGGCGAACCGGCAGTTCGTCGGTTCCCTGCCACTCGGTCAGGACGCACCGGGTACAAGCGCATAAGCGCAAGGAGTCATGAAATGACTGCAAATACCATTCCCCTGCTCACGACAAAGCCGAAGATCATCGCGGTCGGTGGCGCGAAGGGCACTGTCGAACTCAACGACCATCCCGTGCGCTCGCTCAAGGTGGGCAAGGCCACGAAGTTCGGCGTAGCCGTGAAGGGCAACCTGCACGAAATCCGGGCCGTTGGCCCGATGGTCGTCACGGTCGACCTGACCGCGAAGCCGCTCGTGAGCGGGCGCAAGGAGTACCGCGAAGCGTCCAAGGCGTGCACCAAGGCCGATCTCGCGAAGGGCGTGCTCAAGGCGGACGGGGGCGCGCCGACGCCGGAACCGGCTGTCACGTTCACGGCCAAGCCCGCGAAGAAGGCGAAGCCTTCCAAGGCCGACGCTGACCTCGCGAAGCGTCTCGACAAAGTCGAGGGCTTGCTGAAAAGCCTGATCGACGCGATGGGCGCTGAGTCGTAAGCGCAAGCGATTAGGGCGACCCCTTCGGGGGTCGCTTTTTTTTTGCGTTGCGTGCGTGGCTTGGTGGCTTGCCACTCGGGTTTGGCACGGTTTTGGCACGGTTCTGACGACAGCGAAGGCTAAGTCGTTGATTTCTCGTCGTCCAAAACTCCCTTGTCAGGGGATTCTACGACCTCACCTTCGTGAATTCCCGACGCAATCGCTTCGAGTTCATCGCGTGAGAGTTTATTCACGTCAACGTGACGGTGTTCAACCGTCGTATGCGATTGCGACAAGTCGGGAACGACCTTAGACATGAGCGTCCTGAACAACGCGACCTGCTGTGGCGTCCACTTGATGTCGCCTTCGACAGCACGAACGGCAAGCGGAAGGATGGTTTGCACTTCATCGCGAATGTATCCACGCAATTTAGCGACATCTCGCATCGTGAGAGGCGCGCGTTCATACATTTTCGCGAGGGATGAGACCGTTGTTGTCTTCACCTTCTTGCGATCCGTCATGATTTTTCGCGGAACGAGCCTGTGCTCGCCATCGATGTGTTCGTGGGGAGACTTGTCAATCATTTCAACGTCCTTGCGTTTTGGCATGACGTTGATTTTCCCTTCCGTGATACAGCCTGTCGTCCTTCACAAAGCCCTCATGCACGCGCCAATTTCTCTGAAAGAGAAATTTCTATTGGGGAGCGATCCAACCGGATCAAACAACATTCAACCGGAGTATTTGACATGAGCAAAGTCCATGAACTGCGCAAGTTAATGCCAGATGTAGACGACGAAGCCATTGACCTCATCTTCGCGAATAAGCACATCAAGGTGATTTCGCATAACGCCGAGGATTGGGAGGATGGCTTGAGTCCAACACCTGAGCAGGTTCGTTTTTATCGGGAAATCCTCGGCCTAGACGCACGAGAGGACGACGATGAGGACGAGCCAATCGAAGATGCGATCAACCTTGGCGAGCACTGATTAACGCAAGCCAACAAGCGCGCCCTTCGGGGCGCAAGGGGGTTTTATGAGTGAGGTAAACACCGATTGGGTGAACGACTCGATCCAAGACGCATCGGATCGGGATCACACGCATCTCATGGAGATGTGTGTAGAACTCGATGAGTTCGCGCTCAAGATCGAGAAGTACAAGCACGTTGTTCGGTGCATGGACTTCGCGGATGACCTGTCGATCCAGTTCCTCATGGGATGGGATGAACTTCGGCGTGAACGGCCTGACGACATCCTCGGGTCTTGGGACATCGACGAGGCCGCTGACGCGGTACTGGCGCGTCTTGGCTTGGAGGTGTTGTCATGATGTTCGTCAACTGGCACGACTCCAAGACTGGCAACCGCACCGCGTTTGTCACGAAGGAAGGGCGCAAGTGGATGTACATCGTCGTGTTCGACGGTGGTAAAGGCGTCCGTCTAAAGCGTGTAAAGCGCGACCAAAAGCAGTACATGAGGCCGGTCATCAAGCCAGACGGCTCCGAGTACCCGCTTGGCGAGGCTGTCGGGAAGTACCTTGGCCTCGGTCGCGACTACGGGATGACCAAAGGTGCATACGAAGCGCTCATCCCAAAACCCACCACGAGATTGCAACGCAAGTTTGACGCGATAAATCGCAAAGCGCTGTTCTCGTAGCAACCTCTTAGGGGAACACTAATCCCCTCTCTTAGAGAGGGGATTAGATGTTCTCCCTTAGCCAATGCCGGACAGGGGAATTCTGGACTGTTCGGCCCAACCGGAGTTTGATTTATGAAATGTATTCGTAATTTGAA